GCTGTTCTATTTCCTTTTTTTGGATTTCGTATTTTTGGTTTATGAAATCCTTTTCGGATATAAGTAGGGTCTTTTCATTAAATTCCGCTTGAGCAACTTCGAGTTCACCTTGTTTTTTCAGCGTGTCAAGCTCTTCTTTGTTTTCCTTGCTGGCGGCTTTGCCCTTTGGCGTGGTGCTGAGTCCTGTCTTTTCTTTGGGGGCTTCCGATAGCCGTGGTGCAATGTCTTTTAGCCGCTTGACAACGTAGTCAATGTCGTGGGATTCTCCGAATATTTTGACTTTGTCATTAAGATCATCATAAACGACGTCAAGTTTTCCAAGCTGTTCTTGGAGCTTGACAACCTCCTGATGCGCCTTTTTATATCCGAATGATTTTTCGTCAGTCCATGACGCTTCTTCTTCCCTTGCCGCTTTGAACTTTTCTAATAAATCGGCTGCTTGTAGTGCTTCTCCACGGTATTCTATTTTTTTACCTGTTAAATCGGTTCTGCCCTCGAGTTCGTCTTGTCTTTTGGAAATATACTCGCTGGAACTAAATTCTTTCAGCTCACGGTTAGCCTCATACAATGCCGTGACAACAAGAGCGATAGCCCCGGCGATAGCCGTAAACGGATTTACCATTGCGGCGGCGTTCATCGCGGTAATAGCAATTCTTATTTCGTTGATTGCTTTTGCTATTGATAATAACTTTGAAGCAGCAAAATACGTTCCGAGAGCAACTCCGACGTCTTTAATGACCGGAACGTAACTACTGAAGTTTTTTACTAATTCAACTATAACCGGAAGCACGTCATCCTTAAATGCTTTCGTCAACTCAAGAACCACTGGTAGAAGTTCTTTTCCGATTTCCTTCTGCATTGATTTAATCTGGTTCTGAACCTCAACAAGAGGCCCTTTGCCGAGTAGCCCAAGTTCCTCGGCAGCACCCCTATATTTTTCCGTCGCTTCGCCTATAAGGCTATTAAAAATTTCTTGTTGGCTTCCGGTTCTATTAAGCTCGATACCGTAAGGTTTTAATTCGCGCGTCGTGCCATATTCAATGGCATAACCCATCGCTCGTGCGGTTTCCGCGAGATTTGCCATGCCTCCAGGTTTTGACGACGCAAGGTCTGCTATGCGCGGAAGGAGCTTAAGAATTTGTTCTTCATGGAGTTTGTGAATCGAAAGGACGGACGCCGCCGCGAGATATTGATCGTGGGAAAACCGTGTGACTTTTTCTTGTTCTTCGCCGTATTTTTCTATCGCTGACGTGTCACCGATAATTCTATGTAAATTTGCTAAAACAGTGACTTCGTCATCAAAGGAGTCGACCGACTCCATTGTAAAGTCTTTGATTTTTCGGAGGGCACTCATCGCGGCTTCAGCAGTTAACATTCCGGCGAAAATATTTGTGAAAGAGCTTTTCGCTTTTTCAGCCTCGTCGGCGGTTCCCTTTAATACCTTTTCAAACTCCCCCATCTTCGCGGAGAAATCTTTGAGTGATGCAGTTATTGAAACTTGTAATTGTGTAAAATCGTCGGCCATAGTTTACTCCTTCAGCCAGTGACTAAATTGTCTTGAGTCCGCATTCATGCCGTAGCGCATAGCAATTCCGAATGACTTATTTTCTTGTTTCATGTTTTCCCTTCCGGCTCTGCAAAGCGCGGTTATTTTCCGTAAACTGTAGCGCGTCACAATATCATTTTCGGCATGGCCGCGCGACACGAGAAAATCTATCGCCCTGATCAATCCGTCCGCAGTTGTCTGATCGCCGTTAGAAGTCCGGTCGTCAGGGCAAACAAGTTTTTTAAGTAATCCATGTTTTGCTTGACAATCACGACAGTGATCGTCAGCACCGCGTCCTGCGGAATCGTATCGACTTCCTCCAGCGATACGTCAAGTGTCTTGCTGATGATTTCCGGGACGAGCGGCAGCAGTGCAAAAAGCAACTGATCAAGATTCAAAACCTCGACCTTTTCTTTTTCGCCGTCTTTCGTCACCGCGAAAAAATCGCGGAAGGACAGCTTCCGGCGTTTCATTTCCGCCGCGACTTTTTCGAACACTGGAGTGAGAGCGACGCACTTTGAAATCGTCCACGGCCGGACAGTGAAACCGGCCACAATTTCGCCGTCTAACAGTACCTCCGCGTTTGTCGGTTTTTCATTCATGTTATTCTCCTCCCTGACATGCGTTTAAGCGGTTAAAATTTGATTATCGTAATCAAGGCCGACCAGATGACCGGTCGACCTTGATCCTCGGTTTTTAGGCCGTTTCCGACGTCCTGGTTAGGACAGCGGGTATGATGACGCCTTGTCCAGCTCATAGACCTTGAAGAACGGGTCTGTGGCCCTGTGCGCCCCGGTATCATCATCGATGAACACGTCCCCGGAAAATCCCAGCTTCGCATAATCGCTCGGCTTAACAAGATTGAGCGCGGCGTCCGGCGTGATCTGGACTTTCCACATCTCCACCGCGTGACGGGGACCGACCTCGCTGACTCCACGGTACCGCATGAAACCGACCAGCGGTCTGATGCGCGGCACGAACTTCTTGAGCGAGCAGGTGCCGTACAGGAAATCAACCGTTATCGGATTGCCTTCGCTATCCGGCAAGGCCATCGCTTGTTTTATCATCAGGAGGCCGTTTTCGAGATCGATTGCATATTCCGTGAAATTCCCGCTCGCCGTGGGATGAATTGTCTCGCTTCCGCCATGACAGGTGATTACAATGTCGGAATCCGGCTTGATATATTTCTTTCCCAGATCGAGCCACCGATCCATGTAATAGTCGACCGTTGCGATCGTGCTTCCGCCGGTCTGCGAAAGCCGGTCCCCGGTGTCCTTGCACTTGTCGGGGTCACCGAGAAAGAACATTGCCATGTTCTCAGCAGAGACTTCGTCAGGAACGAACTTCACGTTCCATTTCTGCTCGCTCGGCTTTTTCGCATCGAGCACGACAACAGAATCGTGACTCGTTAAGTGTTCCTTGTACGCAATGGCGTTTGTCAAGTCAAGCGACTCGACGTTTCCGAGGTCGACTTCTCCGGTCATAACCCCGCTGTCGTTTACTGGCGCGAACGAAAGTTTGCCCCTCGGCATTGCGAGGTTCGATACGTTCGGGCTGATTTTTGATGTTTCCACAAAGTCCTCCTATGGATTGAGTTGAAATGGATTATTGTAAGTATGTCGATATTTCAATGTGTATCGTGATACCACGACGCACAGCCCTTCCGAATAATAAAGAATGTCTGAACAGGCACTTTCTGACTGCTCAAAATACCAGCAGTATTGCCGAGCAAGCGAAGCCCTCGGAAGTATTTTTTCCTGGATTTGCGCGTCGATCAACTGCGCCTTTTCGCGGGCTTTGTCATCCGTGTCCTCCTTTACCCAAGTGTGTATTTCTATATCAAGTATTTTTTCCGAGTATAAATCTTTTTTATGAGCGGCTTCCGACGAAGTGAAAATATTAGTATAAGGCTCCGTCGTTTCCTCGCGGAGTCCACGCGACGGATCAATATAGACGCGGTTCGCGTCTCCAATTACAGAAATAATGTCCGTCTTCACGGCGTTCAGAATCAGTGTTTTAATCGGCTGTTGCGACACTTGAGCCCTCCAGTCCTGCTTTTATATCCGCCATGCCTTTTCCAAGAAGCGGCTGTACGAAATCACGTAAGTCTTCTAAATGAATCCGTGACGGCACGCTTACTCTATCTTTGAGAACGAATAACGGTACTAATCCGCCCTTTGTTTGTCCTGCCTTTTTACCTTTGACATATAATAACTTTCCGAAGATGATAAGATTTCCTGCTTTCGACTTACCGATAAAAGTCTCACCAAAAATACCTTTATCACGGGCACTTCCACGAGCCGTTCCGTGTGAGTCCATTGCCGCTGGAAGAGGAATTGTGAGCATCTTCGCCGTTTTTGGAGTGATCTCAGTGACCTGTCCGGCCTTGCCGAAATGGACACGGCTATAGACCGTCCCAATTCCTATCGCGCCGCGTATTATATCTCCATCGCGCGTCGCCGGAATATTGACAACTGATTTTTTGAGTTTGCCGGAACGTGTCTGCAGAACGCCTTCAAATAGATTCTTACCCTGATACGGGACGAATAAATCCTGCCGGATGTGCTTCTGCGTCGCGAGCGTGACAGTGTTTACTAATTTCATCACCATCTTGCCCATATAAGCATCAAGCCACTTCTTACGCTCGCGCAAGTCGTCCCAGTTGATTTCCATTTTTATTTCATCAGCCATAATATCCTCAATAAGGCAATAACGGATCAGGTAAATAAAACGGATCAGGAATTCCGTCAGGATAAACGTCTGTGATTATTGTCACGGCGTCGGTTTTTTCACTATCATTCAATGGTGCATGCTCCTTGACAACTATTCCCATATCGATATCCCTCAAATAGTCGCCCCAGGTACCTTGAACTACTTCGATGGTAACTCCATCCTGTTTTATCCGATGGTATGAGATATTCACACGGTCAGGAGGAATAATAGTATGATCCCTCACTTGCAAACTTGCTCGTGTGACCTTTGTGAATCCTGATGCTCTGCCGATGTAGCCCATATTATGAACTCACTGTTTCATATACTACATACCGCCGTCGACGAATTAATATTTTCTCGACGTTTTTCAACCACTCGTCAATTTGATATTTGTTAATTGAACCGTCTTGCATCTGTACGCTTTGTAATCCCGGCGTCGCTCGTTGCTTCCATTCATAACAGCACTGTTCGAGACATGCTCTTTGCAGATCGAAAGCCGGCGCGGAATTATCCATAGATGAATCGTCAATATATGAAATCATTTCAGCCGTTATCATCTGCCCGAGCGTAGTGAGAGCAGCATCACGAGTCGAATCCGCATCTTTGAGATTAAGATACATCGGCCCTTTGAGTATTGTCAAATTCGCCCAATTAGGTGTTGCCATCAAAATCTCCTTTGTTAAAATACTGCCGTAGGTGATACATAACTTCGCCGACTTGAATGTCAGACAAACACTTTCGATCTTCGCAAGTTCGATAGTCTCCGGCTTGTTGGCATGGCTGACAAGGCAGCCCAAGATGAATAACTTTGTTCTTCGTTTGAATTGGGCCATTTTTTGGCAATGAACTTCCACCCCAAAGAACGATAAGTGGAGTTCCAAGGGCGTCGGCGATATGCATGTTTCCGGTATCAGTTGAAATCATCATATCAGCTTGTTTTATTACGAAAGCGGTTTCTGACAATGTAAGTTTGCCAACATAATCAACATCACACTCAACGCCTTTTAACTCATCACCCCAGCCGACCTTGATAATTGCGACATCGTCAAAGAAACTTCTGATTTGACTGGCAAGATCGTTGAAATAGTTCCACTTTTTGAAGACCTGAATGTCACCAAAACCACCATTGCAAAAAATGATTTTCTTCGCAAAGGGGAAATCCATCTTTGGACGATCTCCAGGAACTATTTTCAGCGGCGGTTTTTCACCTTTATATCCATAGATATCCCTGGCAATCCGCATATAATAATCACTTTCATGCTCCTTATTTTGATCCCAGAACGGAGGATCATAATTCTTTTTTGAACTGAATAAAACTCTTGCTGAACCTGCGGTTGTCCAGTACGTCCAAAACCATGTCGTATACTTTGACTGGTCAATCTCGTTTATTGCAAACACCCTATTGATATACGGTAATCTTTCCCAAAGATCACAGATTGACGACTTACGATAATCCGACCATACTGAATCAGTGCAAAGGTCAATTTTGCCAGAAGCATCCATTGAAGCCATAGCTTGCAACGCTGGAGTGAAGAGAACAAAGTTCCCTATGCCGGTTCTGAAGTGAACGATAGTGTTAGGACGCATAAGCGACCCTTTCCACTTCCCGCCAGAACTGGTATACTGACCTTTTAAGGATTGGCCGGAGAACTCTTTCATCTCTCCAGTCGAAGTCCCATGAGGTATGTCCGGCAAGATCATCTGTTATCACTTTGCACCCGCACAATACTGCTTCAAATAAAACCCGTTCTCCTGCACATAACCGGGATGGGCTATGAAAAACAGTTTCATATTTACGATATAATTCAGGCATACTTTGATACGGGATTTCACCGAGTGATATTGTATTTCCGATAGGTTGAATATTGCCGGCAATGAAATACTGTTTTTCAGGATGCTCTTTTATATAAGGCAGCAGGTTCGTCCTGCTTTTCTCGTAATTTGGTACGAACACTGAATCCTTGATTCTTCCATTCACCGAATTTTGCCACATATCGACGTTAAAAGCAAGCGGGAGACAAACTGATTTTGGCTCTATTTCCTTTCCACAATAATCGATATAATGCTTTTTGTGCCGCGGGGATATGAATACATTCTTCTTTGAATCGGTATACAAAAACTTCTCAACCTCACCACAATCATGATCGTATTTTATCCACGGGACGGTTGTCCTTGCCAAATAATCAAGAACTTCGCCACGGTTTGGACTGTGAAGATTATTCACAATGATTACATCCGCTTTACTCATGATCTCGCATGACTTAAACTCATCTATATTAAGCCCGACGATATCAAAACCAAGATTTTGACCGACCCTGATTGCACTAAAGTTCGATATCTCTGCTCCACCATTGTAAGAATAGTTCTGCACCCATGCGACGCGAGTCATTTTTCTTTTTGAGAATTTGTACCTGAAGAGATAATCATCATCTTCGATCACCCTGGTTTTTGTTTCAATCTTATCAATGATTTTAACAGTGCCAAGCGCCTCAAGCATCCTCGCTTTCGGCACTGGGAGAAAACAAGAGTCTCCTCGCAGTATCGAAAAAGAGTCACTTGTACTAACGCACTTGACGTTCTGTATTTCGCATTCGTTAAGCATAGTTTCCTCTGAAAAATAGGGGAGAGGTATTTTCCCCTCCCCTTCGTATCGTCTTTCGACAGATTACGACTGCGACGCCTTGAGCATTTTGAATGCAAAGGCGGTTCCCGGTTTGCCATCGAGACGAGCGACGAAACGGACGTTCGTTTCATCGTATTCGAAACGCGGCGCATCGCTTATGTCGATCCGCATATCGGCTCTGATGCCGAGGATATACATACCGAGGTTTGCGATGATAATATCTCCGGTGCTCCCCAGTGCCGGCACGTTCTTGGAAACGTGATACGGGTGCCCGAGGATCGTCGGCGTGAGAGTCGGAATGCCCATTCTCTCACCCCAGGTTTCCTTCACGATCGGCTGCTTGACGGTGTCAACCTTTTCGCGCAGGTTCCCGAGAGTCTTTTTCCGCATGAGCCAGAACTCCGAACCCGAAAAGATTTCGTCGAGGTCGGAATCCACGCGGATAAAGTCGCGGTAGTTGACTTCGCCAGCGGCAAGGCGCGGGAGTGCTGATGCAATGATATCAGCATCCTTCGTAATACCGAGCGGCTGAGTCGAACCGTTACCCTGGATGACATAGTACTCAAGGCGATACTGCCATGCGCGAACGAGCAGGCCGGTCATATAGTTGATGATGTTGATGACCGAGTCCTGGATAATTTCGTCCGTCAGCACGACACCCGCGACGACCTTCTTCGCAAGCAGCATGATACGCTCGATGCTGGCCTGTTTCGGATCGATGTGCACGCCTTCACCTACGTTCGCGACCTGACCGGCGTTATATGTCACGCCGCCGACTTCTTGGAAGGTAACTCCACCGAAGTACGAACCATCGGCCTGAGTGAGCTTCGGCAGGGACACGATCGAGGCATTCATCGGCATGCGCCAGATGTTTTGCAGGATAGGCGACTGCTTGATCGCCGCTTCGATGACCATGGACGGGAACTCTATCGGCACCAAATACGAGCCGGAGAGCGCTTCGTTTTCGGCCATGAGGTCGGTCGTCGCTTTGATTCCATATGCCTTATACTCCTGCTCGATCAAGCCTTTGAGATCCTGATACGGAAACCGGATAAGGGCATTGCGGTTTCCGGTGCATTTCAAAAGCTGACCCCACATCTCCATCGCGGGAGAGAGCTTTTTATACGGTCCGCCGATGTTCGTCAGCGAGGCCGCGAACTCCGCGTCGGTCTGACCGACGTAGTTCTTGCGGAACACGGACGGGTCGACCACTGAGCCGCTTTTGCTTCTCAGGTGATTGCCGTCGAACCCACCCTCTTCGGAGAAGTTCGGGTAGATTTTCTTCATTTCCGCCTGCAAACCTTCCTTCTTGAAAAGGTCTATCGCATCCTTCGCGGCGGCGACACCCTTTTCCTGTGCGACTTTCTCGATCTCGGCCTTGAGCTCGGAAAGCGTCATTTCTTTATTCGACATAAAAACTTCCTTCCGTTGTTTATTGTGTCACCCGTCCGGCGGCACGCCGCAGTTCGCTGGTGATAGCGGTCTTTATTTTCTCCGATACGGAGTCCATAATGACCTTCACCATATCTGCAGACACGGTCGGCTCGGGTTTTTCATCCGCCATGATTTTTAAGGTCGGCTCCGGTTCTGGCGTGGCGAACCGAAAGACCTTTTCCTGCGCCGTGAGGGATTTATGCGCCGGAACCGACGGGACGGTTTTCGGCGGGTGATAAAGAGCCTTCAGCAAGGATTCTTTATCGGTTTTTGTCATTGACAGATAAATTCTTTTCAGAATCGGTTTGCGCTCCATCTCACTCATGGCGTCATCATCCTCGGACGCTTTCGCGCGGGCATGCCACGCCTTGACGTATTCGACAGCGTGAGGCAGAGCGGCTTCGCGGTGCGCCTTCAGGCACTCATCGGCGGCATGGCGCGGCACGGTCGCCTTTTTGCCCTTGTGACCACGTATTCCTTTTATCATTTCGTCAAGGTCATCCTTGAGTGCCTTGTGGTGCGTGCGGAAGCCTTTGCACGCAAACTCCTTAAGGTTGTCCTCGTATTCCTCGTCGAGGTCGTCAAGCCAGTCGCGAATGTCGCCTGTGTCAAGTCCGTCTTTGCAGTCGTCATGCGCGTCGGCCATGTCATTATGTGCGTCGGCGAGATCACGGTGGGCGCGCTTTACGTCCTCGTCTTCAGCGTCACGTGCGAGCGTGCGGTGTCCCTTCGCCGCGACGCGGTGCAGTGCGGCGGCCTCCTTGTGGTCATCAGCGTCTTCAGCAGCGTCCGTCGCGTCGGCGGCGTCCTCAGAAGCGTTCCGCACGGTGCTGTAGTCTGAAGTGCCTTTCTGCGCCTTGCTTTCGGCGGCGTCTTCGTCGTCGTCGTCCTCGACCTCGAGGTCGCGGACGGCCTCCTCGTCGTCGAACGCTTCGTCATCCCTCATTGCACGGACGGCCTTGATGTATTTCTCCACGTGCGGAGAAACACAATCTTCAAATTCATCAAGGGCCTCATCCGCGAGTGATTCCGCGCCGTCTTTTATCAGGTCATCACTTTCGGCGGCGTCCTTCAGGTCATTAATAAGTTCGCGGTGCAGTGTGTGAATTGCTTTATGCGCACGCTTATGCGCGGACATTTCTTTCCGTTCGCTGGAAGGAAGAGACTTTGCCGCCTCGAAAGAACCATCATGTGACTTGCAATGCGCGGCGGCGGCTTCGGCGCTCCATGTGTCCTTCGGGTAACGATACGCTTGCTCGTCCCATTTGTCACTGCCTTTCAGTTGTCCATATATCACGTCGTATTTTTTGCCGTCGTGATCGCGTGCCGCATTCTGGCGGCGGAACTTGGAAAACTTGCCCGGGTCATTTATCCGGCAGGCATGTTCGTTTGCGTAGGGCTTCGCGCTGACAGTTTTACATTCTCCATCCCGGCAGTCCATTTCCGGCGCGTCGTCGTATTCAAATTCCTCCGTCGCGTCCAGAAAGGCCTTTTCGTCAGCGAAGCCGTCCGGAATATTTTTGACAATGATGAACTTCATTTCCGGGGCGCTGGTAGAAAGGGTATGTGCTTCGGAGTTCATTCCGACTGCGACTTGGCTGTACTCGTGGAGCTCCCATTCATCGACACTACGTCCGCCCTTGATTGGATGCTCTTTAATGGAATTGAATCCGATGCTCCAATTTGGCATGGTGCCGTCTTTTGCCTTTGCATATAGTCGCTCGCCCGTATGATCGTCCGGGTCAATCTTGGCTGTGTTGAAATACTGCGTCTTGGCAATGAGACCTCTCTTGCCATCATATTCACCAACGCGGATATCCAGCACCTTCGCAATTGGCTCATTTCCGAATTTTGGATCCATGCCGTGCTGAAAAAGCACTACAGGCTTTCCGCGCATTTTCATTCCATCTGCGACCATTACGTCGCCGGTACTATCTTGAGACTCTGTTGAGATGAAATGCTCAATCACGAGCTCCGTATCATCGAAGCTCTTCAAACGGCCAGTGAATTGCTTATGCTGAAGATTCATAAAAAATCCTTTCGTTAGGTTGATTTCGAAAATTCGTTGATAGCTTTTTCAAGACGATTCAGTGATGTCTGACCGAGAACTGGATCGAGTATTTTATATTCATTAAATGGTTTATCCATGACCCAGTATCCTCCACACATCCTATTAACTCGATATGCACATTGTTCAATAGTTTCTACTCCAGGAAAAACTCGCTTTTTTATTTCAGGTATAAAGAAGTGCATAAACCGCGAATCAGCAAAAAAGAAATCAGTTGCAAATTCATTTATTCTACCACGCCACTTGTGACCAGCATAGTGATATGAGTTGCAAAATAAATTACCGAATATATTGGCTATAATTTCTTCATTTAGTATTGTACTATCAGAATGCAACTTCATCCAACTGTCACTATCGCAATGCTTAAGTGCTTCATATCCTTTCACAATCATCTCTGCATCGGTCTTACCGAAAGCAATATATGAAAAGTTCACTTTCACTTTTCGGAATTTAAGAAAATTGTCCATGAGACGATTGTATTTCATTTTATCGCCATGGTTTGTAATTATGACATTCATGTTCATGTTGAACATTTTGCTTTTGCCTTCTGACAGTCTTTCCAGAACCGTAATGCTTTGCAGTGATGAAATCGACCATCAAAGTCAACATCTTTGCACCCAATACAAACTTGAGGACAATCTGCATTGGTTGACATTGCCTTATTTTCATATTTTGTTTTCATCTCAAGCACTCCGGTTTAACCGTATGATAGATGATTGATTTTACTTCAAGTTTATAGGCATAAAAAGCACCGGCAATCAGAACTATTGCAATTAATGCCGACAGTATTGCTATTCCGATGTCTTTCATAAGTATGTCGGTTCCCCTCTCTCAAATAGAATGCCACTGTCCCCCTCGACCGGAGTTGTATGATCGAGTTTACCATGCCGTATCTCATCAGGAATACCTGCTGGAAACGCGTCACAGTGCCAATTATCAAAGGCGCATACGAAACGCTTACATTCAAAACAAACAGGCTCTCCGACGAATGTTCTCATTTTAACCTCTGCTGAATAAGGTTCACCACTTCTTCTTGCAGTTCATTTGTTTGATCACTATTTTTACTCATTGTCCATGCTTCAGCCATACATTCCCTCGGATTATATGTTGCATATTTACTTACATTATTTGCGATTGCTTTTGCTCCTGCTCTTTTACCAATATTGGAAACGACATCTTCAAGTTCAGTCACCCCGGAAGTGAACGAATGTGCAATCTCATGGTCTATAACTGATTTAATTGTCGAGCATCCGCTGGGGTGAAATCCTTCGCTTGAAGCTTTCACCAAATACTCTTTGAGTTTTCCCGGTAAAGAGAACCAATCCATATTGAGCCGGATTGTTTCATCGTCTTCGCAGTATGAAGCAAGCGCGCCGGTATCTTTCGTCATTACTCCTAACGCTTTGAGTCTGGAATACTTTGCGTTCGGGAAGTATGAATCGGATAGTGCCCCTTCGATTTCATTCTTTACATTTTGCGGAAGGGACTCAAGAGCAGGGTCAATAGTTAGACCTGTTTGAAATGATTTTTCTTCAAACGCTTTTTCTTCCGGTTCGGCAATGACTTCGTAAACAAGTCCGCATCGACAGTTGCAATTTTCTTCTGCAAGTGTCCCGCCACCGGGCGCGGTCATCCGGTCATCACCGACTTCGAACTCGTCGTCTATCCGCATCGGCTGCCCGTCTTCACTATCGCGACCGTCTGAATAGCGCCCACCTGCTTCGCGGTGCGTTTCGCGCGTCGAATCATCCTGCTCTGTGAGCCAGACTTTTGCGACTACATCTTCCATGTCCATCTGCCGGACGCTTTCAAGGTCGGCTTCATTCATGGACGCGGTGCTTTCCGTCCGTGCTATCAGGTTCGCACGATATGTTTCAGCGCCGGTGAAATAATCCCGAAGGTGCTCGCCCATCTTCATCAGTGGCTCACTGGCCTCAAAATCATCACGGAGGATTTCTTTTATATTGTCAACGGTCGTAGTGGTAACTTCTTTGCCCAGCTTTTCCAGTTTCACGCCGAGCCATTTCTTAACTTCGGGATCATTGTAGTCAAACTCAAGTTCGACCTCGGCCTCAATGTCCTTTTTTCCGCTGGAGGAAAGGGAATCAAGTTCCTTCATCTTCTTCCCACCGCGTTCTTTCAGGACGGCAAGGTAAGCCGGTTTCATTTCCTTTTCCAACTGCTTCTTCATGTCGGCTATGGACGGGATGAACTCGTCTAACCGTGCTTTGTGGTCGGCAAGCCATTTCTGCCGTCCGTTAAGATTCATCGCGCCAATGTTGCTCTTGATTTTCACGCCGTGCTTTTCGAGGCGGTCGATTATATCCTTGCTTGTATCTTGGAAGAACTTAACCGCGGCGCGTTTGAACAGTGGTTTGTAGGCCGTCGCTTCACGATCAAAGGCTTTCCACGCGGCGGTCTTGGAGTCAGGCGTCCATGTCTTGACTGCCGGCTCTTTCGGAACCGGCGGGGGCGGCTCGGACGGAAGTCCGAGTGCGGGTGCAGGTTCTGACGGATTTGCCACGCTTGTCAGCGGTACATTCATCGGAGAGACAAGAATTACATCACCGCCGTCAATCGACTCAAGTCCCATTTTATTACGCTCTTCATTACGGGTAGTAACACCATTAGTGATATTTGATTGCCTTTCCTTGATATCCATATCACGATCCTGATAGTGCGGATAATCAAATTCAAAATCCAAATTCTCGTCGTATTGGTGAACAAGAAATTGATCAAAATACTCTGTTATGAGCATTGCACGAGGTTTGATCGCTTCATTGAAGAATCCCATATCTACTGTTTCAAGATTGCTACGATTCTGGTGTTCGGTCAGACCGATTTTCCCCGCGGAGAGGTCGTGCGCTGAAAGCATCTTGTCCCGAGTCATTCGTTCGATCTCATCAACCATCGAATCCCGTGCTGTTGCCATAAGCGGTTTTTCCATCTTCAGACCGCTATGCAGAATGAACTTCTGCCCGGCATTCTTCGCGCCAGTGTAATTTTGAAGCTGGGATGAAATAGCATCATATTGTTTTTGTACGAGTTGCTGCTCTGTCGAGAATACATTTGAGAACATTGCACCATTCTTATAGAAGGCGTTTATCTGCTGCATTAAATACTGATCCATGTTAAACGAATAGAGCTGCGCTTTGACTGCGCTCATGCCTTCGAATGGATTTCGTAGACTCGTATAATGAATCCAGATTATTTCTTCTCTGGTAAATTCCGTATTGATATCCTGATCAAGCAGTCGATAAGCCCGGATCAGATTTACTCCGTCTCTGGAAGGAACCGGACTGAACCGACCTGTCCAAGTCGTCGGAAGAATATGAAGCTCTGTTGGATTTCCGAAACCATCCGGTTTTGCTTTGTAAATTCCAACCGCGCCGTCAAGCTCCAGATGGATTACCAGCATCCTCCAAAAGTTATACCGAACCATATCACCATTCGGTTTACTAATGAGGTCAAGGAAAGGATGATCATCGATTTCAACTCGTTTGATTCCATGATCCTTGTATAGTTTCCGAGCGATAACATTCGAGGAGAGATGCTTCATTACGTCATTACGTATTAGCGATTTCACGTAGAAGGGCTTGATTGTTTTCCCTTGAGAGTTTTCATATCGAAATAGTTTTGCGGGGAGTCCAGCTAATGTCCGGGCGATTTTTTCCGTAGCAGTATATTCCCAGCTTGAATACATATTTGCAAGCTGAAACCAGCTGAGTTGTGGAAACCACCCTGTCCCTTGGAACATTTGATACATTTGTGGAACGATCGTCTGCATGCCTCCCTCGCCTTCGAGCGTGCCTGCAATAGGCGCCGCATGACTGCCAAGAGCATCCATCCACGATTGTTTTTCCTCGCGAGTTGCTGTTTGCAATATCTCCGCGGCAGACATTTTCTCGAACTTCTTTGTTCTCTTTTTTGTTGGCATAGTTTATCCTATTACAAACAACCCGGGCATCGCTTCGCCCTTGTAGAGTTTTTTGAGTGCCTGAGTAGTGGCGTCCACCATATCGTCGTGCGCCCCGTTATTGAACACGGCCATCTCGTCAAGATAGTCGGCCGTCCAGTTCTCATCCGATGGAAAATATACATTCCCCGCTTCAATGACATAAGAAATTGCTGCGGCGCGTGATTCTTTTGATTCGGTCGGCGTGACCGGAATAATCCCCGAGATTTCACTTTTCAGTGTGTCAATGACCGCCGTCCCGTTTGCCTTGTCCTCAACATACTTCGCGTCGCATTCCGAATATTTTTCAGACAGCAATCGCATCTGCTTTACAGTTTCCGTGAAACTCCACTGTCCGCGCACCATGTCAAGCAGATATGCCGTCACGCCGACCTTGCCCCAGACTTGACCGACAACGAAGTCACTCGTCACGGTGTCCTTAAAGGCGCAATCCCATGACTGGATCACCGTGTCGAACGTCGGCGGCGCGTCTCCTTTTTTGTAAAACTTAAACCACGCCTTTTTGAACGTGCCGCCTTCCACTGGGGCAGGACGTTGTTGATATAAAGAAATAAATGCTCTTTCAGACTTTCCACGAATAGCTATAATACTCTCAGCCGAATGCTTATCCGGCCAGAGTGCCTCGCCAATTTTTCGCGGGTCTTCTTTATTCGGTTCGGTTTCTTTGATCGCTGGGAGAGAAAAAACTTTCCAGTCCTTTTCTTTCGCAAGAATTCTCCCTGCCAGATCATCCTCATGCCAGCGGGTCATCACCAAGATTTTTTTACTGGTATTGTGACAACGAGGTACAAAGACTTCGTTATACCACTCCCAATTTCTGTTTCTTGTTGTCGTAGATTGTGCTTCAACAGAATCTTTTACAGGATCGTCAATTATACCAATATCAATTGGGTTTCCTGTGAGAGCACCTTCGACTCCGACTGCCTTGAACGAACCAGCATGCTTAACGATTTCGAATACTTCGGTGTTACGCAACCAGTTTCCCTTACTATCATTCGCTACGGATTTATCATTGAGTTGTGTTTCAGGAAATAGTTTACGATATGTTGGGGTATCAATGAGACGCTGTACTTTACGATTGGATTTCTGAGCGAGGTCTGACGAGTATGAACAAGAAACTATATGAAGTTTAGGGTTACATCCGAGAGCAAATGCAGGAAAATTTTCAGATATGATAGTACTCTTACCATGCTGCGGAGGTAAGAATACCATCAATTTATGATGACCATTCCGAAGTAAACTATCAAGATGTTCACATATTTGTTCGTGAAACCATCTTGTAGTATAAAAGGAATTGTTATACTCAATGAAGTCTATAAGAAAAGAACGAGCGAGCTGCTCATTCACATCCAGTAAGACCTCAAGCTCGGTTTCTAACAATTGCACGCAAGGTCTCCCTTAATGAGTATAGTTTATCAGGAGTCAGTGCTGAGAAATCAATCACAGGTTTGTTTACTTTTTCATCGCCGGTAGTAAGATTAATCCGGTCTCTTACTTTACCTTCAGTTCTGTTGGCAATAAAGTCTCTTGCAGAATCCTTGCCTCTGTCAGCATCGTAATAAGCTCGGAGTAATGTTGCTTCCCGGTTATCCAAATTTGTAAGATCTCTGGTTGGGAACTGTTTACTCAAGAACCTTCTTACACTTGGAGGAGCAGGATCGTTACCGATTCTTCGTAAGATTTCTGGTATACACCGTTCGGTTACCGGACGCCCAAGAGGATTACCGGACTTACCAGGTTTGAATCCGGCACCGGTTCCGAATCCTTGTATCTTCTTCTTAACTTGCTTTTCAACTTTCATGATCTAATAATACCTCATTTTTCAGTGTAAAGTCCAAACTAAAATATATATAGACCTATATATTTTTTTTTATAACAATGGTTTATTTATAAACAATAACCCATATCATCCTTATTTTTCGCAAAAAATCTTACATTACTTCTATATCTTTGGGTTTTTCAAGGACTTACCAAACCTGTAAAACGGAGAAAAACTTCGCGGATTTTCAAAAATATACCAAAAATAATTTATTTTTATTGATAAAACTGCGTTGTTTTATTAATAAAACACGATTTTTAGCGATAAAACCGGCTTTACTTATAGCAACCGGCATCATCGGTTCCGACGGCTTACTTCCTTCGTGGTTCTCCGTAAATACAACCAAATTCGGGTTCTATATACCAAGCATCGGCAGATACAACATGTATGTATTCATTGAATATTTTACTGCATTGTCCAAGTTGCGGAAACTCAACGTCCTTTGTAAAAAATTTACAATCTTTACATTTCATATTTTCACCACTCCCTCACTGGTTCGCAGTCTTCGGCGGGGTAAGAACGTCCTACGCTATCGCAATCCCAAATTCTTTCTTCCCCGTTGATTATGACATATTCACCGAGGAAAATATGTCCCTGAAATATCCCTCTTTTGACTTTATATTTTTTCGTGGCAAATATCCGCTCATGTTCCCGCCGCGCGTGTTCGCTATATGGCTTCTGGTATTCGCTCATCCTTGACCTCCTTCGGTTTCAGCGCACGCATCTTTTCTGCTATCCTGAAAAATTCTATATCGTTGTAAGCGGGTGCTTCGATATTTGCTATACGGATATGATTTTCTGCCGTCATCCCGTCCGCCTCTGTTTTTAGCGCCATCAGTTCGATAAATTCTTTTGACGCTACGACATTAATGTCATTTAGCAATTTCATTTTCCTGCCTCCTTCGGGTAAAACTTCAGGTGATTAGCGTCATGGATTCCCCGCTCGTAGGCGATTTCGCTGACGTATTGATACGCCGCCATGAGCGCGGCAACGGCGAACAGGAACCAGAGAACCGCGAGTAATTTTTGTTTCATATTTCCTCCAACGGTTCGGCGCACGGGTGCTGTTTGGCTTTGCAAATGGCAACCCTGCGCCTGTTGTTTGTTGTACCGGGGCACTCATTAATGTCCTGCGCGCCCCTCTTCGGCCCAGGACGGGCCGCTCTTCGCTTTGTAACTCGTTGTAGTTTATGGGGATAAAAATATCTTCATTATTTATTAAAAAAGTATTGACTTTCTTATCAAAATAGTGTATATTATAGGTGTAGGCAGAGAGCAAACCTAAACCGAGGAGGAGAGAATGAGCGGACAGTACCAGATGACCAGCGGATACGTCGGATCGATGGGGATGAGCTGGAAACCGGTTGACGACGCTACGGCCAATGCAGCCCTCGACCAGGCGGCGGCGTTTGAAAAAATCGACCGTGCCGAACTGGAAAAACTGCTGAACGACGGCCGTGGAGCGGCAGCGAAAACCGGCAAACAGAGCCCCAACTACTATTACGATCACGGCATGGAGCAGATTCGCGCCGTTGCTGCCCCGAAACCGGCTCCCGCCCTGGTGAAATGCTCCTGCGGGCACAGCGTTCCGCGTGGTTCGGTGATGAGCGCGTCGATGGGCACCAGTTGCCCGGATTGCTACGACAGAATGAGCGACTAACATAAACAGGAGGTTCGCAATGACAGAGCAGAAATTCAAATCAGAAATGCGCCGCGCCGAGACAATGCGCGGCCTCGCCGAACCGATGATGGCAGAGTATTGGGCCGGGTACATCCGCGGGCTGCGCCGAGCATACCACGGTGAGAAATTCGGCGAACCGGGAGAGCATGAGAAATGGTTGTCAGCCGCGAACAGCCGCGACGAATCGCGCAAACAACGGGGACGCGGGTATAAGGACGGGTTCGCGTTCGGTGAGGTTTCCAGCCGGATCGGGCGACCGTCCGTCGGCGACACCGTGCTCGACAAAATCACGGTTCCCGGCGAACTGAAAACCGCACTCGAAACAAAATCAGAGGAGTTGGGTATCTCGCTGACTGATACTCGCCGAGAGGCATACCGCAAATTTACAGAGTAGATATTCCGCATTTCTTGTCTTCTGTCTTGGCCCGCACGACGCGGGCCTTTTTGTTTTGGGGCGCGCCTATAATTTCGCTCTGCCCCGGTATTGCAAACAACGTTCCACAAACGGGTGCTGTTTGCCCCTATAAATAAACTCTCTCATTATCTTGACAAGCACCAACAATACCAGTACAAGAATCGCCGTCTTCGATGCAAACCAAGGTGTGATTGCTGCGAAGCACAGCGGATTTAGGGCAAATGTTCTCCATTTGTGTGTTGTTTGCTGTAAACTTTTCTTCCACCAGTTTTATGGCCGCCAACCACGCATCGAAGGCAACGCCCCTTGTTGAGGTCATTGGCGTAGAAGAAATATCAGCTTCGTACTGCGCCCACCATTTCTTAAAATGATCATACGTTGCTTTAACAACAACATCCATAAAGAGCATGTGCCTTACGGGTGAATCTGTTTCGGCGGCCATTTATAACCTCCAAGGAAAAGTTTATTTCCACCAACGGTTCACGCTACTGGCGAAGTCGCGTTTCTAACTGGACAAGAAAAGAAACATCGGACTGATTCAGACGTGGGTTAGTAGTATAAAAGCTACACACCGAATCAGCGATTTCGACCATAGCGCTGTTGTGAGAAGTTTTGCCAGCTACAATAATTTTCTTTCGGCTGGCGATCTTGTGCAACTCCAATGTTGCGACTGCGGCGGCGTTATATGCGATACGACGCATGACCTTTGTATCGGAAATAATACCTCGTTTGAAATCCATCTGCATGTCGTCCCAAGCCGCCGCCTCCACTGTCACGAAAAACTCAGGATACCGTTTGCGAACATCTGCTACGCGCATTTTTCCTCCTCGCCAGCCGAACTATAAATTCAAAGCTGGCAAAATGTGTGAAACGAACGCCCAACGTTCCACAAACGGGCGCTGTGCCCGCCTACAAATCCCCTTCAAAAGCATCAGCGGGCATGGCGTCCCTTTGTGTGTTAGGCGCTGTTGTCAACGCCTCCACCAGTTCTTTTTTGGGGGCGATGCTCGCATCACACGGAACTTCGTTACCCCATACATGCCAGCCGATCCGACTTGGGAACAGCGGAGTCCAGGGGCGCGCAAACATTTCGAGACGAGGGGCGGCGGACACACTTTCGATATAGCGATACGTCTCTTCGGGTTTGGCGGAATGGACGCTCGCCCGCGCATCGATGACGTTTGGCAAATAGCGCGACCCCTCGAACTTGCAAAAGCGCCGATACCCGAAAAGGCAAGTCTGCGTGAGATTGACAAACCAATTGCCAACGCCACTCGGCTTGATCCAATGAATCGGCGCGAGATACGTGAAGCCCCAAGCGGCCATTACGTCAAACCCGTCGCGAAGAAACTTGTTAGTAGTCCAGAGCCACAAATGGCAATCGTCCGCCGCCATCTTTGCCACGTCCAGAGCACAAATTTCGCTGATAGACATAGTTGGATATGGGAGGCGCGCCCCGGGTTCAAGCGCACCACTGCCACAACTGCGCTTACGGTTCGCAATGGCACAGGTGTACGGCCAAGGCGGATCTGCAACTATCGTGCGATACAACATCTTAGCCCCCAAAAACTATAACTCTCAAGCGTTGACAATTGCGCCTAACGTTTCCGGTGTTGTGCAGTGCGGCTATAATTCCAACTCCTTAATGTGATCCGCATTGCATAACGCCGGTGTTGTACGAAGTAACCCGCGCCTCAATAATGTTGGCGGCATTACTTCATATTAA